ATTAAATTGAGAAAGAAGACGACTATAGGTAAAAAACCCTCTATGATCGCCTTTTCCTCTATGAACAAGAATAAGCGTAGATCCTATAAGAAGTACCGAGGCCAGGGTAGATAATCAGGAGATTGATATGGTTGTTCTTAGTGAATATTTTAGTGAGAGCTCAGAGAATATGAAGGCTCAAGTGTGTAGGAGTGAAAACGACACGTACTTCATTCAGTACATTAAAGGTGGTGAAGTTTTCAAAACAGAAACATTCCCTGGCAAGTCAGTTCACTACGTAGAGGATGCAGCAGAGAATTGGGCACTCGGTATTAAAATTCTTAATGGATAACTGTTAACATAAGACCTATCTTGTGTTACTATTCAAAGAATAGGATTATAAATACATAAAACCATATAGGAACCCTAACATGCTCAATTTTAAACATTTTGCAGAAGCTAAATCTGGTATGGAAGCCAAGATTGAAAAAGCTTTTGCAGAGGTTGATAAGAAGCTAATTGATGCTGATCAAGAATGGGCTAGGAAAAAGCTGACTGGTCTCAAAGATCATATGGCTAATGTTCCTATCAAACAAGCTTCTGATTATTCTGCAGAAAAGATTAAATGGTTTGGTAGTAAAGCAATGATGAATCTTATTGCAGATCGTGGGCTTGAAGAAGGTCTAAAGAATATGAAAAAGAACACAGAAGCGTTGATTTCCAAACGTAATAATCAGATAATTAGCGCACTGACTAAAAAGGGAATCAAAGAGATTCCGGAGTTTAAACTAAAACATGTAAGTGATGGTTACGAAGGTTCTTTTACAATTGGCGATCATAATGTTAATATCCACACAATTCTTGCTGGTGGATATAATATTCAAAGATTGCACCAAAGGACCTTAGTAAAGATTAAATAATTGCCTGTTGGTAAAGTGGTTAATACGTCTGCCTGTCACGCAGAAGAACACCGGTTCGATCCCGACAAAGTCCCCCAAATACAGCATGAGTATTTTGACAAACGACCAACCATAGGAACAAGATTTCAGCCAGGAGAGTCCTGGGACATGTTTCTTGTTCGCAAACTTAAAGAGGAGAGACTACATAAAATGGAACCATGGGGCTATCATCTTACAATTGATTGTAAGTCCTGCGAACTAGGTAAGATCAAAAGCGCAGAAAACGTTTCAAACTTCGCTAAGGATCTTGTTGTACGAATAGATATGGTTCCTTTTGGCGAACCTCAAGTCGTACATTTCGGCAAAGAAGATAAGACTGGATTTACTCTTGTTCAGCTTATCGAAACATCAAACATTTGCGGTCATTTCTGCGACGATAGTGGCGATGCCTATATCGACGTATTTAGCTGCAAACCTTTTGAAAACGATAAAGTTCTAGAGTGCGTAAGGGAATATTTCAATCCTACGAACTTTAAAATGAATTTTCATTACCGTCAGGCGTAAAAAGTCTTTGACTTTTGAGTGGATATAGGGTATTATTACCTATATTAATTGGCTGGTGTAGCTCAGTTGGTAGAGCAGGGGTTTTGTAAACCTCAGGTCGGGAGTTCGAGTCTCTCCGCCAGCACCACTCTAAAACCCAGGAGATAACTTAATGATCTCTTCCGATCAAATGATGATGAGAGAAGTTCTTTATAGGGAGACAATCTTACTCTCTTGTATTGAAGACTTCAAGAATAAAGATATCATCCTAGATTACATTAAGTCAGCTATAAAAAAGATCGATGAGACCCAAAAGTAGGATAATTTTAAAATGGTCGTTATGAAGTTTGACGTCGAGAGATTTATTCTTGACATCCAGGAGTTAGTCAAGAGTGATGATCATACCACATACATGGATGCTCTTGTTCACTACTCTGAATATAATGACATCGAGATAGAGACAATTGCTGATCTTGTAAAGAAGATCCCGGTCTTAAAGGTGTCTCTTCTTGAAGAGGCTGAGAAGCTTAACCTTGTAGAGAAGTCTGCAAAACTCCCAACATGACTGGTATATACTCAACGAGAGAAGCATTTGCGGCGTATCAATTTTACATCGCACTAAAACAACACTTTACATCTAGTTATGATTATTTTAAGTATAACGGAAAGGTCACAGTAAATATAAATTCCTTTGAGATAAGAAAGGATAAGTTTGTCTTTTATAAACTTTCTAAGAAGAAAGATTATCAGAAAATCATCCTCGCTAACTTTGTAGCAGACAACGGAAAAAAATGGATCGGAGATCTGCTAAGTACAGAGGCAGACAATATATATAATGAGTGGTTGAACAGACAACAGAGCTTGTCTTATCGTTTTAAGAGTGAGTTGTCTACCATAGATGATATAGATCTCAGCTGTCGAGTCGTTGAAGGACAGCACCCTGAGTTACTCGAAAGATATCTTAGGGGAGATATCAGCATAGAGTCGCTGATAATTTGTGATGACTTATTGAATATCTTTAACTACTGGGATAAGAAAATTGGTGTACAAATCATATGGAATGATGTATACTTTAAACTACGTAAATACAAACCGTTCTTACAATATGACAGGTCTGGCATGAAGAAAATCATGTTAGACCAATTTGGATAAATCGCACATATAGGAGAAATAATATGGCAACATCTTTCGCACAACTCAAGAAGGATCAGTCCTTCGATAAGCTAAACAGTCAGCTTCAGAAAATGGCTGGTAATCAGCAGCAGTCATATGGAGACGATCGTCTCTGGAAGCCCGATGTTGATAAGGCTGGTAACGGCTACGCTATCATTCGGTTCCTTCCTGCACCTGAAGGTGAGGATATGCCTTTCGTTCGGGTTTGGGACCATGGATTCCAGGGGCCTGGCGGATGGTACATCGAGAACTCTCTAACGACTCTCGGTGAGAATGATCCAGTCTCTGAGTACAACACCCAGCTTTGGAACTCTGGTATCGAGTCTAACAAAGACATTGCTCGTAAGCAGAAGCGTCGGCTGTCTTTCTACTCCAACATCTATGTTGTGAAGGATCCCTCTCGTCCTGAGAATGACGGTAAGGTATTCCTGTATAAGTATGGCAAGAAGATCTTCGAGAAGCTAAATGATCTTATGAATCCTCAGTTCCAAGATGAAGAAGCAGTAAACCCCTTTGACTTCTGGAAGGGCGCAGACTTTAAACTGAAGATCCGTAAGGTAGATGGCTGGACTAACTATGACCGATCAGAGTTCGATCCTCCTTCTCCTCTTCTCAGTGATGATGAGGAACTGGAGGCCATTTGGAAGTCACAGTACTCCCTAAAAGAACTCGTCGACCCCAAGAAGTTCAAGAGTTACGATGAGCTTAAGGCTAAGCTATATCGTGTACTTGCTCTTGATGGCGGAGCACACGCACCCGCGACAACCGCTGAGGACGACGAGCCAGCGGTGATGGACTTCACTCCTTCATTCAAGGAACGCGAGGCACCTGCCATCGTGGAAGCTCCATCACCGTCTTTTTCTAGCGACGAAGATGATGACGACATGTCCTTCTTCAAGAAGCTCGCTGAAGAAGACTAAACATTACACTGATTGAAGTGGGAAACAGGGGCAAGAGATTGCCCCTGTTTTTTATTGACCAGCAGGAGACCCAGCTACTTTAGGACGATCTATTGAATAGTAATTATACTGTTTTACTTCTTGTTTGCTATTATTTGATTGATCTATAGAAGGTCCAGTAGTAACACTCACAGAAGAACCTCCACCAGATCTTTGACTGGCGGCTACATCAGTTGACATCTCGGCGATCTGAGCCCCACTAGCCGCACTAGTTCCAGCACTAGCAGACATTCTCTCTGTGCCACTCTTAGCCCCAAGACCAGCATAAGAGTACACAGAGTCTGGGATTGGATTTAGGTTAACTTTACCTCCGTCCCACTTACCAAGGATCCCAAGGTCAACAGACGGTAAGTCAAATGCCATGGCATCTTTAGGTGGTAGTATGGCTGCTAATATATCCTTAATAAAGTTATTAAGAGACCCAGTGATATCTGGTATAGATGGGATTTCAATCTTATCAAATATGCCAGTGATCCACTCAACAACTGGATCTATAACTTTCTCTTTGACCTTTTTGGAGAAATTGACAATCCAATCTATTGATGACTGGACAA